TCCAAAGAAGTCCTCCAGTGTTGCTTGGGGTTCAGCCGTCCAACCGACTGCGTCCAGTATGGGTTCGAGAGGATCAAGGAATGTCTTCTCGAACATCTTGTCATAGTCAATATACTTATCAAGTGCTAGTTCGCGGGGCAGGTTGACCGGATAGGAGATGACATTCTCCTTGATGGGGTTAGGTGTCTTGAGATAGACGAACTTGACCTTCTCACCATTCTTCACTGTTTCATAACGAGACATGCCCTTGGTGTGGTGATTGTACAACAGAGCACCACGCACGTGGATGGGTGTACCCTTCTTGTATATCGCCTTACGATCCAACCACTTATCCACATCACTCACTCCACGGGGAAACGAGATATCCTCGGCAGGTAGAGCAGAGAACTCGTTGCGGAACTTGGTGATGAAGTTCTGGGTCTTGGACTCAGATCCATCAACCAGTATGCGGAACATCTCTTTCATCTTGTCACGTACCACCATCGGGGTAGATGACTTGATGGCCTCGATACCCATCATTTTGAGTTTGGGTTCTGCATACTGCACACCCTCAGAGTTGTGGACATTCAGGATGTATCGTTTCTTTGCCACCCAGATACCACGGTCAGCGATAACCTCGCGTCCCATCTCCATACGATTGACATATGCGCTGGTATAGTCTGCTAGTTCTTGATAGGTCTTCTCCAAAACTTTCTCAAAGTGTTCTGCACAAATCTTATCCAAGAACTTGACCGGATCTTTGGGACTGAACTTATCGACCAGAGTACCCATGCGAAGGTAGACTGAGTCAGTGTCAATCGCAATCACATAGTCCTCGTCATCGGTAGAGAGAAGTTTGTTCATCTCACGGTTGACCGCACGTTCTGCCCACTTGATAGACAGTTGTCCTGCCAGAGTGATGGACTCAGCGACACGTTGATCGAAGTATCGGAACCACCGATTACCCAACGCACCGTAGAGACTGTTCATCAGAATCTTGATCGACATCTGCTGGTTGTCAAGAGTCGCAATCTTGTTGGACAGAACCTTACTAGGATTCTGTTCGTACTCTTGTTGTGCCTTCAACATCTCATCTTTGATGGTTCGTCGTTCACTGTAGTACTGACGAATGACACTGGGGATCACACCTTCTTTCTCACGGGAGAACCTGACACCACTGGGTGCCAAGGCATACTTACCATCGTGCTCAGTCATACCACGCAGCATATGTTCCACGCTGGTGTGCACCAGACCATCTACCACAGTCTCGGGAGCCATGTTGTATTGGACAATGATGTTCGGATATAGGGAGTTCAAGTCGAATGAGGTTACCCAATCATGTGAACCTACTTGGGGTTCCTTCACATAACCACCAGCATAGTCGCTCTTGGGCTTCTCAATCTTGGGTGGTACGACTACCTTCTTGTTGTGCAAGAGTCGATAGAGGATACTATCCCAGATCGCAGTTGTACCCAGCACATCCTCATAGTTCACACCACCACGATATGCCATAGTCATTGCAAGGGTCAGGATGCCTAACTTCTCTTCGAGTTTGTCTACAAGTTCAACGTCCTTGATGTTGTAGTCAATGAACTTCTGGTGGTCTTCCTTGTACAGAGTGTACAGGTTACCGTGTTCCTCGTAGGACAGCTTACGTTCACCCAACACCACATGAACAATGTGATCCAATCGATAGGACTCTTGCTGACCCAGAGTATTGTAGGTGAACTTCTTGAACAGGTCATAGTAATCCAACTGTGCGATACCCATGATGTCATAGGTGTTGGTCTCATTCATACCAAACTTGTTTGCACGAACCTTACGAGCACTGACCACACCCCAAGGTGAGAATCGTTTGACCGACTCCTCACCGATGACTTTCCTTGTTCTGTTTACAAGATAGGGGATGTCAAATCCCTTGGTGTTCCAACCAGTCACCACATCAGGCGAACCATGGTTCTGCCAGTAGTTCAGAAAGGAATCAATCAGTTGCAACTCTGTGTCGCATTGGTTATAGATTGTATTCTCGTTGGGACTGTATTCACCCAGACCCCAGACACGGAAGAACTCCTCGTTGCTGGCCTTGGTACAGATAGAGATGATGGGATAGTTTGCTTTGTCAGGTTCGGGGAATCCCTCATCGGACTGTACCTCAATATCGATAGTAGATACGACGATCTGGTCACGGTCAAAGGCGATGTCCTTGGGGAACTCTTGTGTGATGTATTGGTTGATGAAGTTGTTCATACCATAGACCTTCATGGTAGGAACATGTTCGTATTGCTTGATGAAGTCAGTCGCGTCTCGCATAGAGTCAAACTCTATTGGTGCAACCGATTTACCGTCAAGGGTCTTCCAAGGGGACAGTGTACCCTTAGATGGTGTTTGTGATGGCACATATAGTGTTGGTTTGAAGGGTATGCGTTTCTTGACCCGCTCCCCGTTCTTGTATCCACGATAGAGGATCGTGTTGCCGTATCGTTGTACTGATGTATAGAACTTCATTATCACCTCATAATTAGACGGACATTATACACCATCGGACGAGGAATGTCAATCAATAATTTTGAAATATGGACTCCTTTTCCATGGTGGTTTGTCCATCCCGTGATGGGTCTGAGTGATGCCAAAGGACTTGGATATCACTTGAGTAGAAGCAAGAGTGAAGGGCGTCTTCTCTTTTGCGTAAAAGTTATAGGTGTCACGTAGTGCCTCGGACGAACCACCCACGTTCACATGGTCTGCATTGGGGTGGTGGCACATCCACCGGAATCCCTTTGTATCGTTTGGATTGTCGGATATGTAGGTCTTGACCAACCTCTCCATGCATCCGAAGGGCCCACCGTTTAGTGGGAATCCTCGTTTCAATAATAAGTGTGTCATGTACTTCGCAGCATCTTCGGACACGGAGTAACAAGACATGAACAGTCCATGGTTAGCGTAAGCCAGATTGTATTCCATCGTAAAATCAAACTGTCGTTCAAACTCATCAGCGTCCAACAAATACGAATCATGTTCCATTACATAGAATCGCGCATCACCTTCTGCACGTTTATGTAGAAGCTGCCAATGCGAGATGTCTCCTGCTCGTTCAGACGGACTACTGTTCTCACCTCTCTGCATCCCGTGAAGCAAAGGTTTCCAGTTGTAGAGGGGTTCGAGATCAGTAATCGTATCGGGAGTATAACACTGTACGACTTCGATGTCAAGGATATATTGTTTCGCCCACGACTCCAGTGCTATCTCTGTGTATTGCACAGATATCGGATCGTCTAGGTTGGCTAACATGTATGCTTTCATAACAAGAAAGGGGGCAGTTTCCCGCCCCCTGATTTTTTAGAGAATCGGTTGGAGACACAGTACCATCGCGCCGATGACACTTAGACACAACGTCAACTCAGATTTTGAGATTACTTTCATTTTTTATCCTCGTTAATCGATTTTGATTTTACGAGGCTGCTTCTCGTCTGGGATTTCTAACTTCAAGGTTACTGCAAGAATACCGTCCCTTAGAGAGGCTCCAGTTACTTGGACATACTCCGATAATCGAAACTGACGCTTGAAGTTACGGGTAGATATTCCACGATGGATAACCTCCCTCTCTTCTGAATCAGATTCGCCTGTAATCGTGAGTGAACGCTCCTTCTGTTCTACGTTGATATGTTCCTGTTTGAATCCCGCAACAGCAACTTCAATGACAAACTGATCATCCGTCTCTTTGATGATATTGTGAGGCGGATAGTTGTCATTAGCATGTTTTGTTGCGTATTCCAGTTCGTTGAACAAATGGTCGAAACCAATAAACGCAGATTTAGGGAAAAGTTGTTTCCCGACTTTTAGATTTGTCATGTCGCTTTATCTCCTATGTTTAGCAAGATCAAATCGGAACCCGAATCATTCGGCATTCCGACCTTATTTATACGATCCAGTATTTCTAAACGAAACTGGCTGGGTCGCAATCAGGGTCACTCTCAAATCCAAATGAGAATGTGACCCGTGATACACTGGGTTCAAGTTGGTGCCATGTACCCCGTGGCAACCACACGGCATCGCCTGGCTGCATAATATGTATGTCATCAGAGTTACTAGGTTCTTGGGACTGTCCTATCGTAATCTTACAAGGATTAAGTATCTGGACTAGAAAAACATCCATGCTATCCGCATGTCTAGGATAAGATCCAGAGTACTGTCCGAATCCACAGAAAGCAATGTTCGTAACATGGGGATGTCCCTTATCGTATTTTTCTTTCTTGGGTGCGGGTTCAGCAAAGAGTTCATGCATCTCCGCAACAACATCTTTTGCGAACTGAGGAGCAGACGGCCTTGTGTGAAACTCGTTCAGACCCAGCCGTTGTTTCTCTCGGTTCCAGTCATATAACCGTTCTGGATGAGTGTCAACCAAACGAAGCATTTCGTCCCAAGTGATATCAAAATCCGTCTTAGTCCACCAATGCTTCTTTTGTCTGATCTCATCTAGGTGTTCAGCAAACCCAATCATTTGTTCCCGATGTTGTACTTAGGACACAGTTCCCATTCACTCTTGTCCTTATATCCAATGATCTTGATTTGACGTAGAGGCGCACACTCTTGTGCCACTTCCTTGTTCTGGATCTCGACCAGACCCCAGTCAGATAACAGTGTTGCGATTGTATTCCTACGTTGCACATCACTCTCTTCTAGGTTGGCCTTCTTACCATCAAGCATAAACAGTTCTTTGAAATGGACAATATAGTATCGCCCCTGTTTATGCAGGATGTGGCACGACTGGAATAGTTTTTGTTCTTTGCGTGACGCTACACCGATACGGGTTAACGTCTCACGGACTTTGAGGAAGTCATCGGGTTCAGCTAGAGTGATCTCTAGCATATTCACTGGACTCCATGAAACTAATTTATTTTCTTCCACCTTTATACACCTTATTCTTTATCGCTTTGATCTGAGAAGGTGTTAGAAGAGATAGGATTTGTCGTGCCTTTTCATTACTGTATCCATAGTATTCTTTCACCGACTCAAGGTCGTTTTCTACGTCAGGTTTTACCCACTTGGAGAAACGCTTTCGTTTCCTTACCATATTTATAAGAAACTGATATTGTAGACGCGAGTCCAGTTGGTGATACCTGTTCATCTCGTTTGCGATGACAGCGGTGTCGGAAAAGTATGAAAGGGATCGATTGACCATGAAAGGATTGTATGCTTTCTCATCATCAGCCGTAACCATGATGTCTTTCTTAGACAGGTTAATACTGTTTACATAATTAAAGGGATTCATCTTCTGTCCAGCCATAATCATAGTCCTCTTCGTAGATTCTCATTATACGCTTTTTCTGATCTTCTGTCAAGTCATTTTTACTACCAAACCAAAGACCAGATGTTGAGTTAGAGTGAATCTTATCGATTTTTCGATTAGACCCCGTCTTCTTTCGCAACCATTCTAAAAATTCCGCAAAGTCTTGCATCTGAAAAATTTCATCATACTGCCCACGGTTGCCGTGAAAATATGTCTGCGTATAGAAGTGGCTATTGAAAATATCACCAGACCAAACGCCATCAATGATATCA